ACCGCAAGGACCGTAATCATCCGATCTGCGTTACCGAATGGATGGATGAATGCCGCCGCGAACCATTCAAAACCCGCGAAGGCAGAGAAATCACCGGACCGTGGCAGTCGCATCCCAAACGAATGTTGCGGCATAAAGCCATGATTCAGTGTGCCCGTCTGGCCTTCGGATTTGCTGGTATCTATGACAAGGATGAAGCCGAGCGCATTGTCGAAAATACTGCATACACTGCGGAACGTCAGCCGGAACGCGACATCACTCCGGTTAACGATGAAACCATGCAGGAGATTAACACTCTGCTGATCGCCCTGGATAAAACATGGGATGACGACTTATTGCCGCTCTGTTCCCAGATATTTCGCCGCGACATTCGCGCATCGTCAGAACTGACACAGGCCGAAGCAGTGAAAGCTCTTGGATTCCTGAAACAGAAAGCCACTGAGCAGAAGGTGGCAGCATGACACCGGACATTATCCTGCAGCGTACCGGGATCGACGTGAGAGCTGTCGAACAGGGGGATGATGCATGGCACAAATTACGGCTCGGCGTCATCACCGCTTCAGAAGTTCATAACGTGATAGCAAAGCCCCGATCAGGAAAGAAGTGGCCTGACATGAAAATGTCCTACTTCCACACCCTGCTGGCTGAGGTTTGCACCGGTGTGGCTCCGGAAGTTAATGCTAAGGCGCTGGCCTGGGGAAAACAGTACGAGAACGACGCCAGAACTCTGTTTGAATTCACTTCCGGCGTGAATGTTACTGAATCCCCGATCATCTATCGCGACGAAAGTATGCGCACCGCCTGCTCTCCCGATGGTTTATGCAGTGACGGCAATGGCCTTGAGCTGAAATGCCCGTTTACCTCCCGGGATTTCATGAAGTTCCGGCTCGGTGGTTTCGAGGCCATAAAGTCGGCTTACATGGCCCAGGTGCAGTACAGCATGTGGGTGACGCGAAAAGATGCCTGGTACTTTGCCAACTATGACCCGCGTATGAAGCGTGAAGGACTGCATTATGTCGTGGTTGAGCGGGATGAAAAGTACATGGCGAGTTTTGACGAGATGGTGCCGGAGTTCATCGAAAAAATGGACGAGGCACTGGCTGAAATTGGTTTTGTATTTGGGGAGCAATGGCGATGAAGCATCCTCACGATAATATCCGGGTAGGCGCGATCACTTTCGTCTACTCCGTTACAAAGCGAGGCTGGGTATTTCCCGGCCTTTCTGTTATCCGAAATCCCCTGAAAGCACAGCGGCTGGCTGAGGAGATAAATAATAAACGGGGAGCTGTATGCACAAAGCATCTCCCGTTGAGTTAAGAACGAGTATCGAGATGGCACATAGCCTCGCTCAAATTGGAGTCAGGTTTGTGCCAATACCAGTAGAAACAGACGAAGAATTTCATACGTTAGCCGCATCCCTTTCACAAAAGCTGGAAATGATGGTGGCGAAAGCAGAAGCAGATGAGAGAGACCAGGTATGACAACCACTGAATGCATTTTTCTGGCAGCGGTCTTCATATTCTGTGTGCTTATGCTTGCCGACATGGGACTTGTTCAATGACACCTCAGCAAGAAAACGCCCTTCGCAGCATTGCCCATCTGGCTAATTATGAAATCAAAAAAGCCAGACAGCAGTTTCCGGATAAAAACGTCGATGACATTTGCCGTAGCGTACTGAAGAAGCACCGCGAAACGGTAACGCTGATGGGATTCACACCGACTCATTTAAGCCTGGCGATCGGCATGTTAAACGGCGTCTTTAAGGAACGGTGAGCATGAAAAACAAAATCATCATGGAGCTACAGGCTCCTTTTTTATTATTCGCATTCACCCTCAAGCGTATTAACCAACAATTCAGGGATTAATGAAAGATGGCAGACATCATTGATTCAGCATCAGAAATTGAAGAATTACAGCGCAACACAGCAATAAAAATGCGCCGCCTGAACCACCAGGCTATATCTGCCACTCATTGTTGTGAGTGTGGCGATCCGATAGATGAACGAAGACGTCTGGCCGTTCAGGGTTGTCGGACTTGTGCAAGTTGCCAGGAAGATCTGGAGCTTATCAGTAAACAGAGAGGTTCGAAGTGAGCGAAATTAACTCTCAGGCACTGCGTGAAGCGGCAGAGCAGGCAATGCATGACGACTGGGGATTTGATGCGGACCTTTTCCATGAGCTGGTAACACCATCGATTGTGCTGGCGCTGCTGGATGAACGGGAATCCCAAAACAAGCGTATTGCAGAACTGGAGAAAAGCGAAGAGCAACTCATTAACGAGCGTGACCATGCTGAGTCTGCTTTAGATGATATGTACTTTGCAGCAACCGGTAACAGGCCGGAGTGGAGCAACTGGTTCGGCTTTTCAGATGCTGTCGATGCCGTGGTTGACAGAATTGCTGATTTAGAAGCTAAACAATGCATTGAAGAGATGAGTAAACAAAGTTGCGAAGCTCGGGAGCGTGATTTGTTTGAATCATGGGTAATGCATTCAATTTGTATTTCCAAATCGACGCTTGAAGGATTGCGCACCGAAACTGGATACCGTAACGCGACCTTATCAGGAACAGACTTCAACCGCATGTGGGAACAATGGAAATCTATCCGCGCTGCTGGTATTCGCATCAAAGGAGACTGATATGGCTATTGCCGCAAGTTATACCATGCATCTCTATTGTGATTGTCGCCAGTGTACGGAAGGTGTATATCCAGTGCCAGACTTCGGTGAGTATATCGGTACGTCATGGTCTGGTTGTGCAAAAGAGGCCCGTAAAGATGGGTGGCGAATAAGCAAAGACAAAACACGTACTTTTGCGCCCGGGCATAAAGTTTTGAGGATTAACACATGACCACTATTACCAAAGAACGTATTGAATTGTTCATTAAAAATCCGCTTGAAAACGGGCTTACTCGTGGCGAACAAATGGAACTGGCACGAATTGCACTGGCATCACTGGAACGCGAACAGATTCGCCACGAGCATGCCAAATGGTCTGACTCCACATTTGGCTGCGTTGGCCCCATTGGTCCACTGAAACACCTCTCAAAAGAGGCACTGGAAGCCGCAGCCGAACCAGACGATCTTAGCGAGTGGGCTGATATGCAGTTTCTGTTGTGGGATGCACAACGCCGTGCTGGCATCAGCGATGCTGAAATTAACGTTGCTATGGAAGATAAATTGAAGATCAACATGGAGCGCCAGTGGCCTGAGCCAAAAGATGGTGAGCCTCGCTTGCACATTAAAGAACCCGGCAACTCTCCGGTAATTCCGGATGGTTTATCCACGGTATGCGCTGAGGCTTATCAGGTTGTAGGAGTTATGGCAGATGCGCTTGGTGTATTCGGTGATGCAGCAGTACAGAAAGTTCTGGATAACCTGTCACAGCAAAAACTTGTTCACAGAGATGTGCTGCCGTTCTCGCTTCCGGTAACTCCGGATAGTTGGATAAGCTGTAGTGAGCGAATGCCGAACGACGCGCAGTGGTGCGTAGTGAACACAGAATACGGGTATTACGCGCAATGCTGGTCTGAAGGTCAAGGGTGGCTTGGTGATGATATCAGCATCCCTGAATGCGATGTAATCAATTGGATGCCACTACCAGAACCGCCGCAGGAGGTGAATCAATGAGCTGGCCTGAAGCATTCGCAACGGTAGGAATTGCAATGGCGGTAGCACTGGTTTTGTATTCAATTTGTCGCTGGGGATAACGATGATGCTCATGCGGAAATCATCAAAAAAATGGAACTGCTAACATGATTTAGGTGGGAGCCTGGAAGATGGCTCCACATATCAACATAGATTATTTCAGGATTCCATATTTTAACTAATCTAAGTTCGACTATTTGGGGCATTGATATGCTGTAAATGATGCTTAAGCCAATTTCCAGCCGCGCCTGGTGGCGATTTTTTATTCCAAAGCAGATCGATAGAAATTGCCTTTGGCCAGCCAGGTACGTCGAGCTGAACCAGCGGTTTTTCTGTTGCAAACTCCTCAACCAGAGCACAGGGCAGAGAGCACCAGCCAAATCCCTGTACGGCCATACTGAGTAACAACAAATAGTTAGGTGCAGACCAAACCGGTCCACGGGCAATCATCTCCCGGTTATCGATATAAGTATTAAGACGAAGTTCTCGCCATGAATGAAGTTGTTCCCGCTGGATTGTTTTTTCTGCAGACAGTGGATGTGACGCCGAAACATAAATGCCCATCCACGCTTGCATCGGTAAACGGGTTGAGCCAATATCGGTGGGGTAGTGTTCCCGAGACTCAATTAAGCCGATCTGCGCTCGTTCTTTTTGCAAAAGATCGATGACATCGACATCCTCACCAATTAAAACCTCTAACTCAGTATGTGGAAACTGACTATCAAACTGCACCATGATGTCTTCTAATAAGTCAGGGTGTAGGGTATCGGAAAGCACAAACGTCAGACGAGCTTCAGTCTCTCCGGCAAGCGAAACCGCCACCTCCTCAAGACGTTCACTGGCTGACAAAATCGCATGAACGTAACTCAATACTTTCTTTCCTTCCTCTGTCAGCACAGGTTCTCGCGAAGAGCGATCGAATAATGATATACCAAGATCGACCTCAAGATTGGCAATTGACGTACTGACTGCGGACTGACTTTTGCGTAATCTTCGTGCCGCAGCAGAAAAGGAGCCACAGGAAACCGCTTCAACAAATGTACTTAACGCTTCAAGTGAGTAACGCATAATCTATCAATTTTTTCGATGGTATCTATCTTTTATATATCACATAAATCGATAAAAATCTCACAACTCCATAACGCGGTCGAAACTGTAAGAAAGGTAAGTTATGCAACATAATGCGATTCAACGCAGATCGTTACTTGAGCGTATTTTTCACGCTATTTGCTTTGAAGGAATTGCCACTGCGATTCTGGCCCCCACCACAGCATGGTTAATGCAGCGAACTATACTCGAAATGGGCGGGATGACTATCTTGTTGGCTTCAACTGCAATGATCTGGAATATCATCTATAACATGCTATTTGATCGCTACTGGCCTGCTCATCAGGTAAAACGAACTGCAAAAGTTCGTGCATTCCATGCTTTGGGCTTTGAAAGTGGATTTATCGCGATCGGCGTCATTATGGTGTCCTGGATTCTGAGCGTCAGTCTGTTACAGGCTTTTACACTAGAGATAGGATTCTTCCTTTTCTTTCTACCATATACCATGTTCTACAATTGGGCCTATGACAGCTTACGTTTACGTGTTGTGAAACAGCATCAACAACGTATGCTTGCCAGATAATGTTTTCCCAGGGGAGTAATGAAAATCGCGCAATAATTTTCGATATCCATACTGTACCCCCACCGACTTAACATCCCCGCCCTCGCGGGGATTTCTTTTATCTGAACTCGCTACGGCGAGTTTTGTTTTATGGGGATGATAAATGCACTTCCGAGTCACAGGAGAATGGAATGGAGAGCCATTCAACAGGGTTATCGAAACAGAGAACATCAACGACTGCTATGACCACTGGATAATATGGGCGCAGATAGCACATGCAGACATAACCAATATTCGAATTGAAGAACTGAAAGAACACCAAGCCGCCTGATGGCGGTTTTTTTATTGGAGACAAGAAATGTCAGATTTGGCTATGAAGGTTTTGAAATGGCAATCGACTGGCGATGTTGGCATCAGTAGCGCAACTCTTGCCTCAATCGCATGTGGACTGAAAAAGAATATCTATGGTCATAGCTTCGGTGCTCCACATGACGCAGCCGATTTCAGACGATGCGTTGCACTTGTTGAGCAGATTCCAGAAATCAGAGATTCATTCGACAAGGTTGCAAAGCGCGTTCCGGCATTCAAAGGCATCCTCAACGAATGGGATTCCCTCGTTGCTCTGTTGAAGTCAGAAATGAAGATACACGGAAACAAAGCACCAGAGACTTACAGAAGAATCAGCGAGCTACGCAAGGACTAACCATGAAATAACACCGCCTCACACTCGATGAGGCCTGTTCATTGCTCAATGATATCCAGACCTACCGCAATAATACCAACTCAATAAATGGAGATTCCAGGTGGAAGAAGAAATCTTCACTCGTGAAGAGGCAGCATCGTATCTGAAGGTAGTGTAGTGGTCAACAAAAACTGGCCACCGCTTTAGAGTTTTTCCAGTATCGGTTTTCCGATTCATTTGGTGGCAACCCACCGT